TGACTGGTGGTCACGAGATGTTCAGTGGGGATGGTCGCCCGTTGGTGGGTCGAGTAATTTTGATGTGAGTTTGACCCCCAACTACTTGGTGGCAACGACAAATGTTGGTACAGTTACAGTAAATTAAAGGAGTCTAGTATGGACAAGAAAGATTTAGCCCAAGACAAGAAGATGATTGGCAGCATGGTTAACAAGCATGAAAGAAAAATGCACCCCGGTAAGCCTGTGACTAAGTTTGCCAAGGGCGGTAAGACCAACGAGATGATGCTTCAGTATGGCCGTGGTATGGCCAAAGTTACAAATCAGGGGAAATAACATGGCCAAGGTTAACAATCTACCCGCTTCTGCGTACGCCAAGCCCCACACCATGAGTGGTGTGCCTGTTGTTGCGTCTACAAATCCCGGCAGTCCCCCAAACCGCAGTAAAGCCGACACCGTTAATATGTCTATTGGTAACATCAGCAAGGCTGCTGGTAACGAAACCACTAAGACATCCGGTATTGTTACCCGTGGTAACGGCGCGGCTACCAAAGGCATTACGGCTAGAGGCCCGATGGCATGAATTACACCGCACTCAGCAACGCGATCCAAGCGTACACGGAGAACACGGAAACAAATTTCGTGGCTAATATCCCCGTGTTCGTTACGCAGGCTGAAGAGCGTATATTTAATTCGGTACAGTTTCCGTCGCTTCGCCAAAATGTAACGGGGTCAATGACTACAAATAATAAGTACTTGCAGTGCCCCACGGATTTCTTAGCGGTGTATTCTTTGGCTGTTATTAACGCCAGTGGTGAGTACGAGTACTTGTTGAACAAAGATGTTAACTTCATCCGGCAGGCGTATCCACAGCCCACAGACACAGGGATCCCTAAGTACTACGCACTGTTTGGCCCACGTTCAGATAACGCAGCCGAGTTGACTTTTATTCTCGGCCCTACGCCAGATGCGGGATACAGTTCTGAGCTTCATTATTTCTTCTACCCACCAAGCATTACGGTTTCTCCCTACACTTCATGGCTGGGTGATAACTTTGACCCCGTGCTCTTGTACGCATCTTTGGTTGAGGCTTACACCTACATGAAGGGTGAGCCGGACATGATGACGCTATACAACCAGAAGTTCATGGAAGCTCTTGCGTTGGCTAAACGTTTGGGTGATGGTATGGAGCGTCAAGACGCTTATCGTTCTGGTCAGTTCCGTCAGAAGGTAACTTGATATGTCGATTATTCAGACCCAGACTACCAGTTTTAAGGCAGAGCTTTATCAAGGTATACACGACTTAACGACTGACGTTATCAAGATTGCTCTGTACACAGCCAGCGCGGATTTAAATGAAACAACAACTGCGTACAGCGCGACCAATGAAGTAGCTAATACAGGTACTTATTCTGCTGGCGGGGCGACACTAACACCCATCACGGTATCATCTTCAGGGTACACGGCCTATGTGGGCTTCCCGAACATCTCTTGGACAGGCGCAATTACCGCAAGATGTGCGTTGATTTATAACTCTAGCCAAGGTAACAAATCTGTGGCTGTATTAGACTTTGGGTCTGACAAAACATCTACCGTTACATTTACAATCACCATGCCAGCCAACACCGCTACGGCGGCTCTTATTAGGAGTTCAAATTGATTACCACAACCAAAGGTGAAATGGACGAATCATTGCTTGAAAAGCGTGAAGGTTCATTAGATAATGACAACGAAACTACCACATGGGTGGAGTATTGGTTAGAGGGTGAATTAGTTCACCGTTCGGTGCACGTACAACTAAAACGTGCAGTTGTAAGTTTTGGTGAAACTGCTGAATTTTAAGGAAATATCATGGCAAATACACAAGCAATGACCACTTCATTCAAGGTGGACTTATTTAACGCAGTTCATGCGTTTAATGCAACGGGCATTCCTGCCCACACAGTATCAACTGCTGACACGTTCAAAGCGGCTTTGTACATAACAACTGCTACGATGAACGCATCAACCACAGCCTACAGTGCAACTAATGAAGTGTCCGGTACAGGTTATACCGCTGGCGGTGTGACTGTGACGTTTGGTACAGCACCAAACAGTTCTGGAACAACATCGTTCTTAACGCCTTCAGCAAGTATTACCTACACCACAGTTACTTTATCAACTTCGTTTGATGCAATGCTTTTGTATAACTCTACTCAAAGTAATAAGGCTGTGGCTGTTTATACATTCACGGCTCAAACAGTTGCTGCTGGTACGTTTTCACTGACTATGCCAACTAACGATGCATCGACCGGATTATTGCGAATTGCATAATTGTTAAGTCATGTCCACAGCATGGGGCGCAGGTACATGGGGTAGTAATACTTGGGGTGGTCAACAAGAGGCGCTCACAGGTGTATCAGCCACGGGCGCTATTGGAACAGTCGCCCTAGTAATTTCAATTGCGTTATCCGGCGTAGCAGGTACAGGTTCTGTTGGATCAGTTGGGGTTGCAGAAAGCGTCGCTCTTACTGGTGTAGCGGGTACAGGTTCTGTCGGAACAGTTATTGGCGGTACGACAGCAGATTTGACAGGGGTTAGTGCAACAGGTTCTGTTGGATCCGTTGGAGTTGCGGAAAGTGTTGCGTTATCTGGTGTAACGGCTACTGGGTCGGCAGGTTCAGTTGGAGTTGCGGAAAGCGTTGCTCTTACTGGTGTATCTGGTACAGGCGAAGTTGGAACAGTTGTTTACAGCTTATCAGCAGCTATATCTGGAGTGTCTGGTACAGGTTCTGTTGGATCGGTTGGAATTGAGGAGAGCGTTGCTCTTACGGGGGTATCTGCTACAGGTCAAGTAGGCACTGAAGGGGTTGCGGAAAGTGTTGCTCTTACTGGTGTATCGGGTACAGGCGAAATTGGTAGTTTTGGTATTGCAAGAAGCATTACTGGCGTTAGTGCAACTGGTGCGGTTGGATCGGTTGACGGTCAGTTTGTAGCCGGGTTATCTGGGGTTAGCGCTACTGGCGCGGTTGGATCATTTGGTATTGCACAATCGTTGTCGGGTGTCCAAGCCACAGGTACAGCAGGCAGTGTGGGTGTTGGTGTAGCGCTTACGGGTGTGTCAGGCACGGGTCAAGTTGGTACTGAAGAAGTTTCAGAGAGCATTGCACTAAGTGGTGTCAGTGCTACAGGTGCAATAGGTTCTTTTGGAATTAGCCTCAGTCTTTCAGGAGTTTCAGCAACCGGACAAGTTGGATCAATCTCGCAAGCATTTGCTTGGAGTGTAATAGATGACACGCAGACTGCAAACTGGCAGAATATCGGTAACACGCAAACAGCAGCTTGGACTGCTGTTGCAACGACTTAGGAGCATTTAAATGGCAGCAACGACGACTCTCTTGGGTTTACTCACCCCCACACAAGGAACGCTTTCTGGTACGTGGGGCGACTCAGTCAACTACGGTATTTCTGACTACGTTGACATTGCCATTGCTGGCACATTATCTTTTGCAGGTGATGGCGCTATTACTCTGGCAAACACTACGGGTAGCTCGTCAGGAAACGCAATAACTTCCACCACAGCGCAGTACATGGTGATTCGCATTACGGGTACACAAACTGTTACCAAGGTTATTACTGGCCCTAGTTACAGCAAGCTGTACATGGTGGATCACGCAGGCGCTACTAGCGCAGTAACATTTAAAGCTTCCGGTCAAACAGGTGTATCTATAGCAGTTGGCGAAAAAGCGTTTGTGTATTACAACGGCACAGATTATGTCAAAGTAGCCACCAGCACGGGTACAGGGTCGGTTACAAGCGTGGCGGCCTCAGTACCAAGCATATTTAGCATTGCAGGTAGCCCAATTACTACATCTGGCACATTGGCAATGACGTACTCTGGAACTGCTTTACCAGTAGCCAATGGCGGTACAGGTTTAACATCAGGAACTTCTGGTGGTATTTTAGCCTACACAGCCGCTGGCACATTGGCATCGTCTGGTGTGTTGGCACAGTACGGGGTTGTCATTGGTGGCGGTGCAGGGGCTGTTCCAACGTCAACTGCTGTAGGTACTGCCACTCATGTGTTAACTTCAAACGGCGCTGGAGTTGCACCTACCTTTCAAGCACCGGCAGCTTCTGGTTTATCCAGAGCGCAAGTTACTACAATTTCTTTAGTTTTTGGTTTTTAAGGAACAATCATGGCCGCACCAAATATTCTTGCTTGCACAACAGCAACACCTCACACAGTTTCTATCACCCCTGCGGATACTTCACGTAACGCTTTGGTGACTGCGCCAGCTTCTGGCTCTGCGCAGAAGATTAACCAGATCATGGTGTCTAACATTGACGGCACTAACGCGGTCGATGCAACTGTTGAGTTGCGTTTGGCTGATGGTACAACTTACCGCGCTCTTGGCTCCACAATCTCTGTGCCAGCCGATGCCACGTTGATTATTCTGGATAAGACTACAATGCTTTATTTGCTAGACACCAGCGTAACTGGCGAAGCAAGTACATTGTGGGCAACCAGCGGTACAACAAGTAAGTTGACTTTTACAGCAAGCTACGAAACCCTTACACCATAAAAGGGGGGCATCATGCCACTACGTCCTCCTGCTGGGTTTATCTCAGCTTTTTTTGATCCGCTGAAGAATCCTAATGCGCCTACGATTGGTACGGCCACAGGTGGTAATGCTACTGCGTCTGTTGCTTTTACAGCGCCAGCTAACGTGGGCGGTTCTGCAATCACGGCTTATTATGCTGTTTCCAATCCTGACCAAATTACAACCAGCGGAACATCATCTCCAATTACTGCTACGGGATTAGTAAATAACACAGCTTACACATTCAATGTGTGGGCTTTAAACAGTTACGGCCCCGGGGTGTGGAGTGCCGCAAGTAATAGTGTGACGCCTTCTGTTCCAACTCGAGCATTGTTTGCTGGTGGTGGACAACCTAGAATTAACAACATTACCTACATCACTGTTGAAACGACAGGAAACACTACAGATTTTGGCATACTACAAGATACCAATTTTCAGTTAATGTCTTGCGCATCTACAACACGAGGCATATTTGCTGGCGGTAATGCTAATAATGGACAAACAAACGCAATTAGATACGTAACAATTGCCACAACAGGTAACACTACCGTTTTTGGTGCATTGGGAAATAATAATGTAATTGCGGCAGGCGCGGTTGCAAACTCCACTCGTGGTGTATTTACTGGCGGAAAACAGGCGGCTTCTTTTCTGTCCGCCATGACTTATATAACTATTGCAACAACTGGGGACTCAACAACCTTTGGTAATTTGTCAACAACAACCGCATTCTGTGCTAGTTGCTCTTCTCCAACAAGAGGTGTAATTGGTGGCGGTGAAAACGGTAGTAGACTTTCAAGCATCAGTTACATTACGATTGCCACAACAGGAAATTCAACATCTTTTGGTAATTTGCTTGATCTTTATTCAGTTATTGCTGGGTGTTCATCTTCCACACGAGGCGTTTTTGGTGGTGGTCAAACAACAGCGCTTGGAACTGTTAATACAATTCAGTACATCACAATTGCCTCAACAGGAAACTCAACTACTTTTGGGGATTTAATAAACCCAACAAATGCTATGTCAGGAACTTCTTCAAATGTACGGGGTGTTTTTTCTGGCGGTTATGTTAGTGGACTTTATAGTA